CGTAAACCGATGGCTGGCCCGCAGGGGCCGCTGCCGTGATCGATACCCCGCAGAGCTGGGCCGCCCGCAACGCCGCCCGCCTGGCCATCTACCTGCTGCTGGCCATCATCCTGGTGGCCACCTGGCTGCAGATCCGCACCTGGCGCGAGGATGCCCGCACCGGTGCCGAGCGCATCGAGCAGCGCGACAACACCGCTGCCGCCGCCGGCGCGATCGCCGACGACCTGGCCACCACGACCACCGACCGCCAGCGCGTGGAGGTCCGCATCACCGCCGACACCGCGCAGATGGCCCGCGACCTGGAGAAGCTGCGCCGTGAAAACCCGGACCTGGATCACTGGCTGCGCGCTGACATTCCTGTGCAGCTGCGCGAGCTTGCCCGCCAACGACGTGAAGCCCGCGACCGACTTGCAACTGGTGCGCCTGGGGGTGGAGCAGCTGACCAGGGAGCGCGAGCCCCACGGGCTGGTAACCAGGACTGAGGACGCGAAGGACGGCGAGCAGCTGTTCGGCCTGGCCATCGCCCTGGAGGACACCAACTGGCTGCAGAACGACGACAAGCGCCGCATACGCCGGTTCGTCAACGCCGCCACGCTCCGCATCGAGCAATCGCGCCTCCCGAGCTGCAGCTGGTACCAGTGGCGATGCCTGCGCACCAGGCGCGCGCTGCAGGCCGAGATTGACGCCGCTGGCACGCCCCCGTAGGATTCGGCCCAAGGTTCACCCGGACAGAAAAAAACGGGTCACCGCCGCCCCTCGACTCAGCATCGTTGACAGGGACAAACCGGGACACCCGGCGGCAAACAGGTGGCGCGCGAACCTTCCGAGCAACAACTGGCTGGCGGTACATGGGAAGCTGGCAGCCAGGTTTCACTCACTCTCCAGTGAGCGATAGGAGCCGCGGACCCGGGTGCGACCGGATCCAAGCCAAAGGGGTGCCACCCTGCGGCCCAAGGCACATAGGCCGATTACCCCCGGGGTTGCACCCCGGGGGTTTTTCGTTCTAGGATCGGCCCGTGCCCTTCCACAGCACAGGCCAATCCCCTGGCCGCCGCGGATGCTCTCGAGCCAGCTATCCGTCCCCCGAAGGCCCCGACCACCCCCCTGGTCGGGGCCTTCTTCTTTCCAGGGTTGAGCCGAGTCGACTATGAGCAGAGCCAGGCTCGGCTCGGCCGGATCCGCGCCACCCACACACGCTTTTTCGATTTTTCCGGGCGCTGCGCACCCATTCACTGCCGCATTCCGCCATTCCGCGAACAGCCCAGCCCTGGGCGTACACTGCGCGCGCCACCCACCTGGAGCGCGGACCCATGCCCCGAAAGAAGAAGCCCACCCCTGACACCTGGCGATCGCGGATCGTTGGGGAGGGGGAAATCTCCCCGGCCGACCTGCTGGCCAACCCCTACAACTTCCGAGTGCACAGCACCGAGCAGGGCCGCGCGATCGACGGCGCCCTGGATGAAATCGGCTGGATCCAGCGCGTGATCGTCAACCGCACCACCGGCCATGTCGTTGATGGCCATCTGCGGGTCAGCCGCGCCCTGCGGCGCAACGAGCCCACCATCCCCGTGGTGTACGTCGAGCTGACGGAGAACGAGGAGCGCATTGCGCTGGCCACCCTCGACCCGATCGCTGCCATGGCCGGTACCGACGCCGATTTGCTCAACGAGCTGCTGGCCCAGGTCGAAGCGACCAACGAGCCGCTGCTGGAGTTCCTGCAGGAGCTGCAGCCCCAGCTCGGTACCGGCGAAGGCGGGGACGGTGGCGGCAAGAGCAAGCCCGAAGAACCCACCACCGTGTGGGGCGAAATCATCGCCCTGGGCCAGCACCGGCTGCTGTGTGGCGACATTGACGACGACGCCCACCGCCTGGCGGTAACTGCAGGACAACCCGGGGCACCCGTTCTGGACATTGCATCGGCCGTCATCACCGCCCTGGCCAGGACGAAATCGGCCGGCCCGCTGTTCATCATCACCGACGACGCGCACCTGTGCGATTCCATGGTGACGGTGTGGGAGGCCATGACCGGCAAGGCCTGCGAGCGTTTGCCCCCCGTTTGAGGTCCACCCGTCATTGCTACAGCCATAAGCGAGCTGATACAGTGACCACGCCCGAGCTGGGCACGGGGGAAAAGCGGGACGGAACACGAATCCCCCGAACACCATCACCCTTACTGGAGAAAAACGCATGTCGCCCAACTACGCCGGCTACGCTGGCATGGAACACGAATTCACCCTGGCCAGCGGCCGGGTAATCTCCGCCGGCGAGCTGATCGCCGAACACGCGGTGCCGCTGTACCACAAGGCATTCCCTGGCCTTGACGAATCCCAGGTGCCTGCAGCCTGGAACGCCGCCAGCGACGTGGAGCGCAAGGGCTATTGCATCCAGGCCTTCGACAAGCTGGAGCAGGCCGCGATCGATGCCGCCGCCCAGGACGACCAGCGCAACCTGCTGGCCAGGGTCGCGCCCAAGGCCGAGCTGGTGCTGGGCGACGGCTTGATGGACGTCGTGGTGCAGGAGCTGCGCGCGCTGTCGAAGCCGTGGCAGACCCTGACCGAGGACCAGCAGGAAACCATCCTCGAGCGCGCCACCCAGCGCGTGCGCGAGGTCGCCCGCCTGACCGTGCGCGAGCTGGCCGCCCGCGGTACGCACCACATCGTGGCCACCCTGGAGCAGGTCACGATCAAGAAGGGCGCCAAGGCCGTGCTGGCCATCCCCGCCCACCTGATCGATGAGAACCTGACCGAGTCGGTGCAGCAGCAGGTCATCCTGGTGCTGGCCGGCGAGCTGAACGCCGCCGACGAAATCAAGCAGCCGCCGGCCGACCTGCAGCAGCCGGGGCTCGACCTGGGCGACTCGGGCGTGGTCCACAGCGATCCGCAGGACTGACGCCATGACCACACAGGACCAGGGGACGGGGCAGCAGCAGCTGCCCCATGAAGCGAAGGAAGCCCACGCCCGTGACGTGTTCCAGGCAATCCTGGGCGCCATGTGCACCGACAACGGGGTGCACTTCCAGGTGACCCAGGCCGACGTCGAGGACGCCCTGCCGCACATCCATCTGCTGATCGAGGCCGGTTACTTCACCGCAGATCCCGCGGTTGCTGAGAACGACCTGGACAGCGACGTCTGGATAGCGGCCGCCGGCGAGGAAACCGAGGCCCAGGAGTATTTCAGCCGCCTGCCGGCAGCGTATGCGGTGCTGTCCGACGTGCTGAATCGCATTTTCGACAGGCCGCTGGATCCGGCGTTGAACATGTACCGGATCGTGCAGGATGGCCGGCACGTCGGTGATATCGAGGCGGCCGACGCTCGCGCTGCAGCTGGCCAGGCATTGGCTGTGTATGGCTGCGGCGTGTTCGACGTGTCGCTGATCCGAGGCACCGACGACAGCGTGGAATGGGAGGAATCCACCAATGGCCGTTGAAGAAATCCCCGCCCGCCGCATTTTCCATTGCGACATGGAGGGCTGCACACACCGCAGCGATGAGTCGCCGGAGCTGTTCCGGGGCGGCCACATCCACCTGACTGTCGACAGCAAAGCGGGGCTGCGCGGGGACGTTCGCCACGCCGACCTGTGCAGCCCCTGCATGTCGGCCCTACTGAAGCACCTGGGCGGCTCGCCGCTGCAGATTCTGGCCGAAAGGCAGGAGGTATAACCATGGCTTTCATCGTTCTGACCAACTCCAACGGGGATGAGGTCCACGTCCGCGCCGATCGGGTGGTGACCATCACCAGGCTGCAGGTGCGCGACGGCAATGCAGCGCGCGCCAGTGTTGCCCTGGAGGGCCGCGACCACCCGCTGACGGTGCGCGAAGATGCAGCTATCGTGTTGCAGGCCATCGGTGATGCCGAGGAGGTCGACCGCGGAAAGCGCCTGGATGAGTGGGCATTGCGCGAGTCGCTGAACCTGCGCACCGTGGTGCCGGATCCGGCCGCTACCGACCACGACCAGGGCTGACATGCCAAGCAAGGGAAAGACCCCGAAGACGCCCCCGGCCAAGCCGGGGGCGAAGCGTTCCAGGCGTACCGCACAGCCGCGCTACGCCGAGGCCGCGCAACTGCGCAGCGAAATCCTGGCCTACCGCACCCTGGGGCTTACCCTTGATGAAATCGCGGCTCGCGTGAACCGCAGCAAGTCGGTGGTGCACACCCACCTGACGCACGCCCTGCAGGAGCTGGACGAAGAACAGAAAGAGGCCAGCGACCGCCTGCGCGCGCTGGCCTATGCCCGCCTGGAAAAGGTCCTGGCCAGGGCAATGCTGGGCGCCATCAAGGGCGACGTGAAGTGCATGCGTGAGGTCCAGCGCCTGATCGGCCAACAAGGCCGGTTGATGGGCTGGGGCAACTTCGCCAAGGTCAACCCGGAAACGGGCGTGCCGCTGGGCGAAGGCGGCGACGGCGTGCCGCCGGGGCACTGGACGCTGCCCATGCGTCCCACCGTCGACCTGGGCGCATGGCAGGAGCAGGCAGAGAAGGTATGGCACGAACAGCAAGCGCGCGCCGGAAAGGCGGGCTGACCGGCACCGCCGCCGAGCTGCAGGCCGGCGGCTTCCCCGTAAACCTGGTGTGGCGTCCGCAGGCTGGCCCGCAGACGCTCCTGATCGCGTGCCCGGCGGACGATATCCTGTTCGGCGGCGCCCGCGGCGGTGGCAAGACAGACGCGCTCCTGGGCGATGCCGGCATTTACAGCCAGGCCTATGCGCCGCACTTCCGCGGCATGCTGATCCGCCGTACCTACGATGAGCTGGACGAAGTGGTGGCGCGCAGCCAGGAGCTGTTCCTGCCCCTGGGCGCGAAGTGGCAGGCCGGCCGCTACACCTGGCGTTTCCCGTGGGGCGGCTTCCTGAAAATGCGCTACCTGAAGCGCGACGAAGATGCGAGCCGGTACCAGGGCCACAGCTACAACTGGCTGGGCAAGGATGAGGGCGGCAACTTCCCCGACGTGCGGCCGCTGGACAAGCTGTCCGCCACCCTGCGCGATCGCAACGGCGTGCCCATCCGGGAAATCATGACGGCCAACCCGGGCGGCCCTGGCCAGCCCTGGATCGTTGACCGCTACATACGCAACCGCCAGCCCATGGTCCCGTGGCGCGACCCCGAGACGGGCCGCGTTCGCGTCTACATCCCCAGCCGCCTGACCGACAACCAGGCGCTGCTGGCCAACGATCCAGGCTACATGCGCCGCCTGCGCGGCTCGGGCCCGTCCTGGCTGGTGGCCGCGTGGTTGAACGGCGACTGGTACGCCACCCAGGAGGGCGGCGTCATCAAGTCGAAATGGTGGCAGCGGTACGCCATCGATGAGCCCGACGCCACGCCCCTGGAGCGCCGCCTGGCGCTGCCGCCGGGCAAGATCGTGGCCTGGGTGCACAGCTGGGACACGGCGCAGAAAGACAACGAGGTAAACGACTACAGCGTGGGCACGGTGTGGGCCGTCCATGAGACGGGCAACGCCTACCTGGTCGACGTCGTGCGCGAGCGCATGACCTACCCCGAGCTGAAGAAGGCCGCCCAGGACCTGTACGACAAGTGGGGCGCCGACGTGGTGCTGATCGAGGACAAGGCCAGCGGCACGTCCCTGATCCAGGACCTACGCGCCAGCACAAAGCTGCCCGTGAAACCCGTGGAACCGGACGGCAACAAGGTGACGCGCGCTGTCAGCGCCACCCTGTTGATGGAAGCCGGCCGCATGTGGCTCCCGACCCGCGCCACCTGGCTGCTGGACTTCGAAAACGAGCTGACCAGCTTCCCCACCAAGGGCGTGCACGACGACCAGGTGGACAGCGTGAGCCAGTTCCTCATGTGGCTGCGGACGTTCCCGCTGACCCACATCCCGCAGGTGGCCAGCGCCGGCACCCGCATGGGCCTGACCAGCGAGGGAGCCGCCGCGCCTGGCGCCCTGAGCGAGAAGCGCGAAACCAGGGATGCGGCCAGCCGCACCCGAACCCCGAAACCGCGATCGCGTACAGTTCGCCGCGGACCCGCAGGAACCGAAGGATTCTAGAAATGGCCGACCAACTGCCCACCCCCAAGCGCCCATCCCCCGCTGAATTCGCCAAGTCGCGCCAGATCGGTGTGCCGGTCGGCGGCCGGTTCGTGGAGCTGCTGCAGCCCACCGACTCGGTGCTGATCGCCAAGGGCGGCAAGGACCTGAAGATTTACCGCGAGACGCTGCGCGACGACCAGTGCGCCGCCACGTTCAACGACCGCCGCCTGGCGGTGACGTCAAAGGAGTGGGTAGTGGACGCCGCCAGCGAGGATCCGCTGGACGTGGCCGCGGCCGACTTCATCCGCGAGGAGCTGACCAGGATCGGCTGGGATGCCGTCACCGACAAAATGCTCTACGCGCGCTGGTATGGCCATGCGGTGGCCGAGTGCCTTTACCGCGTCGACGGCAACCTGGTGCGCCTGGACAAGATCAAGGTACGCGACCGCGGCCGCTTCCTGTACGACACCGAGGGCGGCATCTGGCTGCTGGGCGATCGCGGGCAGTGGGAGCAGATGCCGGAGCGCAAGTTCTGGCACGTCGCGGTCGGTGCCGATAACGACGATGAACCCTATGGCCTGGGCCTGGCGCATTACTGCTACTGGCCGGTTTTCTTCAAGCGCAACGGCCTGAAGTTCTGGCTGGTGTTCATCGAGAAATTCGGCGCCCCTACGGCCATCGGCAAAGTGCCAGGCGGCAAATGGGATGATGAGGCGCTGAAGAATGCCGTTCTGGATGCGCTGCTGCAGTTCAGCACCGAGGCGGCCATCGTGGTGCCCGAGGAAACCACGGTGGAGCTACTGGAGGCCACGCGATCGGGGACGGCCACCTATGGCGACCTGTACGACAAGATGGACGCGGCCCTGGCCAAGCTGATTATCGGCCAGACCGCCAGCAGCCAGGGCACGCCTGGCCGCCTGGGCAATGAGGAGCTGCAGGCCGAAGTGCGCAGCGACCTGGTGAAGGCAGACGCCGACCTGATTACCGACAGTTTCAATCGGCAGGTGTGCACCTGGCTCACCGAGTGGAATTTCCCTGGTGCGAAGCCGCCGCGGGTGTGGCGCAAGGTCGAGCCGGAGGAGGACCTGGGCAAGGCCGCTGCCACTGACAAGGCCATCAAAGAGCTGGGGTTCCAGCCGTCTGAGGAGTACATCAAGCAGCGCTATGGCGAGCATTGGGAAAAGGCCGAGCCGCTGAACCTGGGCGCCGGCGGATCCTTCGCCGCCCAGCCTGGCCCGATCGGTGCCGCGGCCGACTTCGCCGAGCTGGGCGCGGTGGCCATCCTGAAGGCCGGAAGGCGTGCGGACCAGCAGTCCATGAAGGACGCGGCCGAGTTCCTGGCCAGCCGCGGCGGCCTGGTCGGCGCGCGCATCGCGCAGATCCTGGCGTACTCCCAGGGCGAGGGCGTCGACTACGCCGACATGGCCGGCGAGCTGCAGCGCCTGGCCCAGCAGCTGCCCGACAACGACGGCGTGCTGGAAATGCGCAATGCCACGTTCTTTGCCCGCCTCCTGGCCAGGTTCCGGGGCAACGCATGAACATGGCCCGCCAGGTGTTGGAGTTCGTGGACGTGCCCACCGGTGCGTCCTGGATGCTGCCGCCTGAGCAGGCCGTGGAATACTTCCGCAACCGCGGCCTGCAACCGACGTTCAACTGGTACGAAATGCTGGGCGAGGAACACGCCCGAGCGTTCACCGTGGCCAAGCTGACCGACACCGACCTGCTGGCGTTCGTGCAGCAGTCCCTCGACCAGGCGCTGGCCAACGGCGTGCCGTTCAAGGCCTGGGCCGAGCAGCTGGCGCCGGCGCTGCAGGAACGCGGCTGGTGGGGCCGGCGCGACGTCGTTGCACCAGGCGGGAACCCGGTCAACGTCCAGCTGGGTTCACCGGCGCGCCTGCAGACGATCTACCGCAGCAACGTGCAGAGCGCCTACGCCGCCGGCGCCTGGGATGCGATCGCCGACCAGGCCGAGCTGGCGCCCTACCTGCTGTACGACGCCGTGGACGATGGCCGCACGCGGCCCGAACACAGGGCCTGGGACGGCACGGTGCTGCCGGTGGGCCATGTGTGGTGGCAGACGCACTACCCGCCGAACGGCTGGAATTGCCGCTGCAGCGTGATCCAGCTTTCTGACGACGACCTGGCCGACATGGGCCTGCAGGTGACGAAGGCGCCGGCATCGCCGACCGTTCCCTGGACAAACCCGAACACCGGCAAGGTTGAGCGGATCCCCGAAGGCATCGACCCGGGCTGGCAGACCAACGTCGGCGAGGCCCGCAACCGCGCGCTGGCCAAGGCCGTGAAAGAGAAGCTGCAGGGCTACCCGCCGGCGCTGCAGGGCCCAGCGGCCAAGGGCCTGGAGGCGGCAGCGGCCGCCGGCAAGCGGGCCG